GGCCAAGCGTTCGTGTTTAAACTCCGGACCCTGGTAATATCTCGCCCCTTTGAAATAGGGCGGGTCACAATAAAAAAACGTTTTTTCGGCATCGTATCGATTGAAAATTTCTTGAAAATCCAGACACTCAATTATCACTTTGTCCAACCGACGCGAGACCTTTTCAGCCAGCGCCATAGTCCCTGCGGTTGAAGTTACCGCCCCCCCCCCTGAACTTTTCGTTATGCCGAAATCCCTCCCCTTGCCACCGAAACTGTTTTTTATTAAATACAAGAACCGAGCGGCCCGCTGAATGTCCGTCAGCCCCTTCTGATCTAAGAACTCTTTAAATAAACTCCTGCTTGATATCAGCATGGAGTATTCGCCTTGCAGGGCATCAAAATGGTATTTGACTACCTTAAAAAAATTTACCAGCCGAGAGTCTAAATCGTTATATACCTCCACCCGCGCCCACCTTGCTTTTGCAAACAAAATCCATGCCGCACCCCCAAAGGGTTCCACGTAGCAATCAATGTCCCCCTGAATCAGCGGCAGGATCTTTTTTCTCAACAATCGCTTTCCCCCGACCCAGTTGAGCACGGAATTTATTTGTTCATTCCGCTTAGCCATCCTTCTCCCTAACCTTTGGCCCTAATACGCGAAGCGTTTCTTGTAAACCTCCAGCGTATCCTTCACCCCCGGCAGCAGGTGCCGCGCCGTGTACGTGATCGACCCGTCGGCCAGGTTCTTGGCCTGCACCCCGAGCATGTTCCCGCCCGGCGCGCTCTGCTTGAACATCCACGCCGCCTGCTCGATCGCCGCCTGCTCCAGGTCCTCGGGGATCGTGGCGAACCCCGCGTTATACGCCAGTTCGATATTTTTCACCCCTTTGGTGAAAATATATCCGACCAGCGTCACGATTCCGTTCTGCTTGTCCAGCACCCATCCCACGCTCAGGATCGTGTCCCGCTCCGTAATCGCCGTCGTGTTCACCCGCAGCGTGGTGAGCGACACCGCCGGGTATTGCGGCAGGTTGACCGTATCCGTCCCCGTGCCGTCCAGGATCGCGTTGTCCGCATCGTAGTCCCCGTCGTCGCTGTCGTAGTGATAATCCCGCGCCTTCAGGTTCCTGCGCGTGTATTCCTCGAAAATCGCCGTGGTCCGGTCGATGCAGTCCTCCAGCAGCGTGTCGCTCGTCGTGTGCCCGATGCTCAGAAATGCCTTCAGCTTCGCCAGCGTCGTCAGTGCGTATGTTCCGACCGCCATTTACCTGTCCCCCGCCTGCATGATTTTAAACGATGTCGCGCCGTCGAACATCGCCAGCCACCCCACCGCGATCACCGCGCACCCGGCTGTGTGAAAAGGAAAGTTGCCCAGGCTGCACAGGATCACGATCGCCACGGCCGCGGCGGCCACGGCCCCGGACTCGGTCGTGCGCCTGAAGCCGAGTCGTTTCGCCTCAAAAACCTTTGCGACCCGCAGGATCAAAAACCGTGCATAAAGAAGCATCGCCAGCACTCCGAACCACCCCAGCTCGAACCATACCTGGAGGGGATCGCAATGCGCCCGGAAAAAAGAAAATTCTTTTGTGGGAAACAAAAAGCGCCAGCTCCCGAGCCCGTAACCCAAAAGCCACGCCTCGCGGCCCACGCAAAGGTCGACCGCTCGCGCCCAATTCGGCCCCCTGGCCCACAAACCGCCGCCTGGCGCATAGATCGGGTCCACGTATAGGTTATATAGGGCCAGCAGCAAAACGCCCGCAAGCGCCGCCGTGAGCGCGTGGACGCGCCCGAACCTGATCCACGCCCAAACAAACGTCCCCCCGGACAGCGCGACCACCGGCGTGATAGACGTCTGGATATAAAGCGCCGCCGCGACAGGCAAAAGGCCCCACCAGATCCGCGGCCGGAAAAACCCCGGCGCACACATGGCGAGCACCATCCCCGTCCAGCCGATGTTCCCCTGGCTCCCCGCGGCCTCGGTGATCGTCCGGCCGGCGTTCATAGGCACATACACCGGGTCCCACCCCAACCGCTGGCAGGAGATCCGCAGGCACTCGATCAACGCGACCCAGCACAGAAAGTCAAGCCACAGTTTCTGCCCCGGCCGCAAATACCGCACCACCGCATAAAGCCCGGCGAACAAAACGATAAACTGAAAATCCGAATTCGCACTCGTATAAAGCCGCACAAAGGTAAACGTGTATTTCCTATCGACATTCGCCACCATGAATTGCAGCCACCAGCAGCTCGCCGCCGCCACGGTCACAAAAAACCGGATGCTTTTCGGCACCGGCATCAGCCATGCGCCCAGGATCACGATGCCGTAATAGGCGAGGAAATTGTGCCCGTCCATACTCTGAAACCCCGGCACCGCTCCCAGGATGATCGCCGCCGCGACAAAAAGCAGCCCGGCCCGCGCAAGAGATCCGGACACGGCCAGCCGCCCAACCACGTCCCGCAGCCGCTGGGCCCTCCCGCAGGCCCATGCCGTCCAGCGATAACGATGGGCGTGCCCTGCAAAGTCCGAGCACGTCCATCGCAATTTAATCGCCCGTGCCGTCATTTCTTTTTGTCCGCCTCCTTTTTCGCCTTGTCCGCGGGCGGGCCGCCGTCTAAGCCCTTTTCCCCGTCTTCGCCGTCCCCCTTAGGGCTTTCCCCTGCTGCCGAGGCCGCCTCGATTTCTTTTTTCGTAGCCTTTCGGGCCAGGCCCATCGCGGTCCATTTTTCGGCGTCGGCCTTGTCGGCCTCGTGCACCGTGCCCGCGTCCTTGCCGTTGAACCGAGCTTCGTTTACAATTATTACGCTCATTTTTACCTCCTCTATTTAAGGAAGCCGGGACGGGGCATCCCGCCCCGGTCTCCTTTGGCCTTTCGCCTTTTGCCGCCCGTCTACTTGTAATGTCCGGAGGCGAAGTTAATGGAACATGCCGTCGCGCCGCCCAACCAGATCAACAGAGGGCTATCCGTCGCTCCGGCGACGACCGCCACGTCCGAGTTGAATGAAACGGTCGCATTGTCCACAGGGATCGTCCCGATGTGCTCCATCTCATAAACCGTGTAACCGGTCCCCACGCTGTAATCCAGGGCGCCGACGGTTGCAATCGTTGTGGCCCCCACGCTCGAAACCGTCTCGTAAAAAATCCGGCTTCCGCTGGCATTCTGGATCACGATGATGTCAAACTGATCGAAATTCGCGCCGCCGCTTGAAATCCCGATCTCCGTCTGCCCGGCCGCGCTCGTGCTGTTTACGGACGCCTCGTTTTCCTTATCGTAGATAAAGGCGTCCGACGTGCTCGATGAGCAGTCCGATGTCATGCTGATCGACGTGACGACCACCTGGCTATTGTTGTCTCCGGGGATCATTGCCACTGCGCCCACGTTCGCCGTTGTTCCCAGGGTCACGTGGCTTGACGAGCCCGTGGCGTTTTTCGTAAAAATCGGGTCAAGCGCCAACGCCTGGACAGGTGCCAGCAGCATGGCCAAAATCGCGAAAAGCGCCGACAACGCCGCCAGCTTCGGTCCCCATGACGTTTTTCCTCTGATCATTTCCCTGATTTTCATCTCGTTTACCTCCTTGCCCTCCGCGGCTTCATCGAGGGCCGTTGTTTATTTTTTCACTTTTTGCTTTTTCCCTTTCACGGCCTGCTGTTTACTTGGTCGGCACCCCGTCCATTTTGGCAAACATCGCCTCGTTCGAGACGCTGAAGCCCTTCCGGAACTCGGCCAGAAACGCCGTCATGTTCCGGGTAAACTGGGCGTTCCCCCAGGGGTTCGCCTTTATCACCACGCTTTGCCGCTGGCCGACATAGGCGTAATTTTCAAAGTCCCCGGAATAAAGCCGGGTATCCGTTCCGCCCCCCAGGGTGGTCTGGATATTGTTGTCCCGGTGCCAGGGCTCCGTCCAGATGGTAGGCGTCCCCTTGACCTTGTCCGCGGGCATTTTGAAAAGGTACTGCCCGTCGTCGTCTTTGACCTTCAGCAATTTCCGTTCCGCTTTGGTATGGCCGAGCACGTCAATGGTCCTTGAGGAGGCGTCGCCGTTGTCCAGCGGCTCATAGATCAGGTCCAGGATGTCGTCGTAATTGAAGATCGCCCCGCAGGCCAGTGCGTTTGTGGTGATCAGACTGTTCAGTCCGGTCACCGGGTCCGTAGCGGCACCCGTGCCTCTTTCGCACGCGATGTCGAAATGCTTACCCAGGGTTTTTGCAAACAGGTTATAGAGCACCCTGTCCACGGCCGGGTCGGAGTCGTCCAGAAGCTGGTTCGACACGTACACCAGCACGGCCAGCACATGCGCCGTGATGGTCATCTGGCCGAACGTCGGGTCGCTCTCCTGCTTCACGCCCTCGCTTTGAAGCGTGCCGGAAATGCTTTGGGACTCCGGTATCCAGTACGCCGTCAGGCCCGCCGAAAGCGTCGGAAAGGTGATCTGGTTCGTTTTCATCGGCACCGTGTTGCACAGGCCGGGGATCACCTCCCAGCTCGAGGTCAAGTCCAGAAGCTGCCTGCTTTCCTCTGTCGGTACCAGGTAGCCGCCCGATGCGTTCGTGGCCTCATACAGGCTTTTCTGTTCCGGCATCAGCGACCTCAAGAATGCCGGGTCGATATTGGTCTGGACGGGGATAAAATCATTTTGCCCCTTACACCAGACCGGCTGACCGCCCTTGCCGACCCGCGCCAGGTCTCCCAGGAACTGGCTGAATGTCGATTTCGGCCGGTGAACGTCCTCCGGCAGCTCCCCGATCACGACCTGCTGTTTGCGGAGCGGTTCCAGCATTTTTTCGATCCGCGCGTCGACAAACTGCTTGACCGTATCCTCGTTCAGCGCCTTGTCCACCGCCTGCTCAATCAATGCGATAATTTCTTTTTGTTCCATCTTTGAATCCTCCCTGCCCGGATATAGCCGCCGGGCATGTCTCCATACCGGCTATCTTACGATGCCGAGTTTTTTCTCGATCATGCTCTCGACCATTCCGCCCAGTCGTTTTGCCGCGGCAGCCACCGCGGCATTGATCAGGGCGGGCACTTCTTCGCTGTCCCCGGTTCGGGTTTCATCCTCGCCCGGCTCCGCCGGGCCGACCTCCGCCTGCTGTCCTCCGTCCGCTGTCTCGTGTTCTTGCCCTGCGGCCCGTTCCATCGCCGCCAGCCTCGTTTCCATATCGTCCAGGCGCTTCAAAAGCGCCCCTTTTTCCATCGCCGACGACAGCCATTCCCCGGCGGTTTTCACCGTTTCGTGCCTGTCAATTTCCCGCTCAATTTCCTCCGGCGAAGCCGGGTCCTCCGGGTCAGTTTTTTCTTCCGTCTTCCGTCTTCCGTCTTCCGTCTTCTTTTCCTCGAACGCCTCCCTCGCCGCCTCGGCCTCGTCCTCGTTGATCACGCCCTTTTTCGCCGCGGCCACCAGCGCGTTCGGGTTGCTCGGCACCGTCACGGCGCTGATCTCCCACAGCTCCTGCTCCAGGAAGTCATACCCCCGGCGGCCCTTTCCCCGGTCGACCACCTCGTGGCGTTTCGGATCAAACCCCACGGAAAAGGACCGAAGAAACCCGCCCTTGTAGAGCTTGAAAATCGTGTCCGCAAACGGATACTCGTCCGCCGAGGCGAACTTCGGGCGAAACATCAGCTTTTTGCCCTCCACGAACACGTCCACGGCCTGGGCCACGGGCGGGTCGGAATAGCGGTGCACCCAGGGGATCACCGGGTTTTTGCGGAAGTTTTCCAGGTTCCAGCCGTCCGCCATGATCCGGTCGCCGTCCCGGTCCTCGTCCTCGGTCGAAGCCACCGCCAGGAACGTCCGGCCCTCCTCGTCGACCTCCTTGATCTCAAACGGTATCGCCTTGTGCGTCAAACTCATGATTTCCTCCTTCTTGTCGCGGCATCGCCCGCCGGGGCGACGCCGGATCTCCTTTTGCCCCTCACTCCCGTACCACGGGCAGCATCGTGCACCTTCAGTTGATGTCCTCCTCCGGAATCCCTATGCTCCCCGGTGCCGGCCCGCTTCCGCTGCCCACGACAAAGTCCTGATCCAGCGGGATCGCCCCGTCGCCCGAGTAGCTTCTCGCGGCCTCCTGGTGCGTGGGCCGCGCGTCGGGGCCTGCCAGCCATTCCTTTCCGGTCACCGCACCCGACTGCCGGTACCCTTCGAGCGTCCCGAAGTTCGCCGCGGAGTTCACCTCCGTCTGTGCGATCCGAAGGCTCCGCACGTCGTCGGCGTGCCTGAAAACCTTCCGCACCCGATCCGCCGCCTTTTTCACCGGCTCGCCCTGCTCGATCGCCTCCGTCAACTGCTTCTTGATCTGCTCCTGAGTGGTACGGTTGATGTCCAATATTTGCAGGTTTTTGTCTTCCATGAACCCGATCACCCTCGGGTTTCTCAAATCGAAAACGATGTCGTCGGCCAGGGTTCCCAGGGCGTCCTCGCCGCCCGCCAGCACCGCGCCCTCCATGTACGGCCCGGCCCCGTCGGCCAGCTCCCGGTTCGCCTCGGCCAGGTTGATGTTGACATCCTCCACCAGGCCCTTGTTTTCCTTGATCCAGTCCTCAACCTTTTTCCGGCTCATTCCGGCCGTCGCCCCCTCGATCCTGGGCCACATCATTTCCAGGCGCTCCAAAACGCCCGCCTTCTGCCTGCCGAAAAACTTCCTCAGCCACGCCCGCATCGCCCGCGATCGCGCCGCCACCTTCCGCTCGTGCAGCGCCTGGGCCTGCTCCCTCCGGCCTTTCTCCCCCCTTTCGTAAAGGGGGGCCGGGGGGGATTTTATCTCCGCTTTTCCGCCGCTGCGGCTCTCCGTATCGACAATTCCCAGGTCGTCCCCCCACTGCATCTCGTTGATCGCCACGAACGGCGCGTCTCCCCATGCCACCGGGTCCATCCCCGCCCTGGCCCGTTCCTCGTTGATCGTCGTGTACTTGTTTTTCAGGTTGCTGTCCCGCTCTTTCAGGTCATACTCCAGGTCCCGCGGGATGCAGCTCGCGTGCTTGATCAAAAGCCCCGTGTCGTAAAGCGGCAGCAGGGCCTGCGAGACCGTCTCGTCGAACAGATCCAGCCGGGGCGAAATGCACTCGGAGTTAAACGTAATGTCGATCCCCAGGGCGTTCGCCCGGTTCACGTCCGTCACCGTCCCCAGCTTGCCGGGCGGCACGTTGTACGCCTCCAGGATGTCCTCTTTCGTCCACCCGGCCAGGGCCGCGAACTCGAAATCCTTCGCGGAAAGCGACACCTTGTTGATCTTCAAACCCTGGTCCAGCATGGCCGGTTCCCAGGATTTGTCCACGCCCTGGTGCGCCTGCTTCCAGGCCAGCAAAAGCCGCTGCGCGTCCTCGGGCTCGATCTTCTGCTCGGTCTCGAACACCACGTCCGGCCGGGCCGAATTCTGGAAAAAATTCCGCTGGTACACCCTCACCGCCAGGTCCGTGTCGTAGGCGTACGCCATCGCCTGTATCGGGCTCGCCCCCTCCAGCATGTAAATCGGGTGAGGGTATCGGAAATACACAACGTCTTCGGCCGGATACACGATCGTCCCGCCCGCATCGTTCGCGAATCTGAAGCCCGTCAGGTCGGTCTTTTCCTTGTTAAAAACCAGTTCCGAAAAGTTCGCTATCGGAAGCGGCCAGATTTCCGCCGGCCGGCCCAGCCCGTTCCGCACGATCAGCCACATGGCCCGGCCGGTCAGGTCCAGGTGCATGAAGGTCAGCCCCTTCATCTGCCGGGCCGTAAAATAGGGGTTCGGCCGCGCCATCAGGTCAATAAACGGGTGCCTCTTGATTTCCTCGCTTTCGTCGCCCCGCATTTTATTCAGAGCCCAGGGCACGCTGATCGCCCGGCGGTAAATCAGGGTCACGCACTTGTACACGTGCGACTGGTATGCCTCGCACTGCTTCCGGGCCGAGCCCAGGTTCGAGAATCCCAGCAGGGCCGAGTGCGTCCCGCCGTATCCCGACGGTATCTTGATCAGCCCCATCTTCCACAAAACCCGGTCGATCGTCCGTTTCAGCCACCTCATAAGCCGACCGCCTTTTTCGCCGCTTCCATCAGGCCCCCCAGCGTGTATATGCTCGGCACAGCCGATCCTTCTCCCGCCGCGTGCACGGCCAGGGCCAGAGCCCAGAACCGGTCGGCGTGCGAGTCCTGCGACCGCTCCGCGTCAAACCGGATGTTGCCCGCCGACGTCGTGATCTTTTTTACGCTGTGCAGGTCATCCCGGATCTGCCGGTCCATCGGCACCCGCACCAGCCGGTCCTCGAACTTCCGCCGCACCGGCATCGCCATATCCAGCTTGGCAGGCCCCGTGAACAAAACCCCCTCCACGCGGTACTCCCCGTGCCTGCGCTTTGCGTCCTCCACCGGCTTTTCTCCCATGCCGGTCTGGTCCATGCAGGCCCGCGCCACGTTGTATTTCTCCATCACCCGGTCGAACTCCGCGTCCTGCTCGGCGAACGATTTCTTTTTCATCACGCAGACCTCGCGGGTCCACAGCACGTCGCCCACTTCCTCAAGCACCCAGATCACCGCCAAATCCCGCCTCCGGCCGATGTCGTTCCCCACATAGCACCGGCCGCCCGCGTACAGTTCCGGGCGGCCCGCCTTGTCGCTCTCGCACTCGTTGATCATGTCGTAGGTCAGGAAAGCCGTGGCCTCGTCCAGGAAGGCCAGCTCGTATTCCTGCGCCCACAGATCCGGGTCGTCGATCGCGTCCTTCAGCAGCTTGATATCGTGCGGGCAGCCCTCTTTCACCGCCCGGTAAATATCCACCTTGTGCCGGGTGAAAATCGGGTTGTTCCACACCTCGTAAGCCTTGTTCTGCTTGCCTTTCGGCGTAAACGTCGTCACCAGCCGGTAGCCTGTCCGCGATATGATCGGAAACACCGCCGCCCACAGTTCGCGGCTCCCCCGGTGCACCGAAAACTCGTCCAGGTAAACGTTCGCCGAATAGCCCCGCGCCGTGTCCGGGTTCGCCGGTATTCCGATGATCTTGCTCTCGTTGTGGAACCGGGCTTCGACGACCTTGTACTCGTCTTTTTCCCCCGTGGGCAGCCGGTAGCCCATCATTTCTTCGGCCCACCGGATCGCCATCCCCGTGATCTCGCCGTGGAGCTGCACTTTTTCCATCAGCTCCTTGACCTGCCGCTCCCCGGAGGATATCGTCACCCACTTGTTGTGGTCCTGCTCGCGGCTGTCCAGCACGATCTCGCCCGCCGTCGCAAACGACTTTCCCGTCTGCCGCGCCCACATCCCCGCCTTGAACCGCGCCGTGTCCGTCATCCAGCGCTTTTGATAGTCGTAAAGCGCGATCGCGCTACTTGAGGCCATACACCCGATCCTTAATGAATTCGAGCAGTTCCTCCTTGCTCGCCTCCGGGCTTTTCTTTTCCGCGTCGGCCATGATCTTCTTGGCCTTTTCCACGAAATCCGCCTTGAATTTTTCCCGGTCCACGCTCGATTTTTGAAGCCTCGCAAAGTCCCCCAGGAGCCGCCCGATATGCTTGACGTCGATGTCCCCCTCGGGCCGCATGGCCTCCTGAAACACCTCCATCATCACCACGGCTCCCAGCTTGCTCGTCGCCTCCTCGATCTTCAGCGGGTCCTCGCCCGCGGCCTCGATGATGGTCCGCGCCTGCTCGCCGACAAACCGTACTTTTTCGAGCGCGTAAAAAAATTTTGCGTACCGGTCCACCGCGCTTTTGCTGGTCCGGTATCCCTGCGCGTTCACCCAGTCGGCGATTTCCTGGTAGGTCTTTCGCTCCTCGCCCACCGCCGTCAGCATCTCGTGCACCTGCGCGAGCACGCTTTTCGGCAGCTTGAGCAGGTGGCTCTTGCTTCGCCGGTTCCGCCGCCTAGCCATCCAGCATCACCCCCGGATCGGCGTCGATGGTCCCCTCGACCAGGTCCACCCCCTTCGGGGTGATCCAGTTGAGCCTCCGCTTGATTCCCTCTTTTTCCAGCTCCTCGTAGTGAATATATTCCTTGTGCTGGAGATACTTGAGCTGGGCCTTGATCTCGCTCAGGCTCAGGTGAAACCCCACATCGACGAGGGTCTCCTCGATGATCCGGAAGCTCGCCCCGTAAGGCTGCGCCCTGTGGCAGATTTTCAAGATCCAGCCTCTTATTTCCCGGTTTTCTGAGGTCGGCACGGTTTGCCCTCCTGCTTTAACAGCTCCTTGATATCGTCGCGGATATCGTCAATTTTTTTGTCGATGGAAATCGACCACCGGACAAAGTCGTCGCGAAACACATAGGTTTCGGGCAGCTTCTCGAACCGCTCCTCCACCTTGTCGATCCGGCCGCCCAGGTGCGTTTCGACCCGGTTGATGTCGGCGTCGACCCGGCCCTCGATTTTATCCAGCCGCTTGTTCTGGTCGTCCTGCCCCTTGTCGAATGATTTCTTGATCTCGCGCAAGTAAAACGTGGCGAAGGTCAAAAGCGCGGAGAACACGCACAGCGCGATCGTCAGCCCGACCGTCTCCATTTACGACTGCTCCCCGTTTTTCTTGTTGACGAGATACGTTCCCACCCCGTATGCCCCGAAGAAGAACAGCACGATCCCGCTCACCGGATAGGCCAGGATCTTCACCAGTCCGATCGCGTATTTCGACCAGCCCGGATTGATCGGATAAACGACAAACGCCGCGATGATCAAAAACAGAAACGTCTGGCAGAACGCCCTCGCAAGCATCCGCCGCGTCACCGACCGGATCGCCCCCTGGGGAGCGAGCGTCTTTTCAAGCGGGAGAAACACGTCCGTCCACCATCCCCGGCGCGCCTCGGCCTTCTCCTCGTCGGTGTAGAACACCGCGTCGATCGCGTCCGCCGCCCGCGTCGCCAGATCCAGCCCGGTCTCGACCACTTTTTCCGAAACGAACAGACTCTTGATCGCAGCCCACATGCCCATCTGCGCCCCCTTCTTGTCGCGGCATAGCCCGCCAGGGCGACGCCGGATCACCTTTTCGCCTTTAACCTAAGATTTGCACCACCCCGATCGCGGCGCTCAAAAGCAGCCACACGATCAAAACCCCGCACACGATCACATCCGCCCACGCGGGCAGCCAGTTCTGCCAGAGCACCACGCCCACGATCAAAATCAGGATGAGCACCCACGCCCACCACGGCAGCCAGGGCAGGTCCTGCACCATCACATCGCCCCGAAAGATGCCGGCCAGCAACCAGAAAACTCCTAATATTTTACCCAGCATTTTCAGCCCCTTAATTAAAAATTAATGATTCAAAACTCAAAACTGTCTAAACTTCCGTCCCTTTTTTGCACCCCTTGATCCGGTCGCAGTGGCACTCCATGCACGCCCGAACGTCCTCTTTGGAGTAAGGGTCGTTCACGTATCGATTCGACTCGAAATCCAGCTTGTAAAACCAGGGCATCCCGTCCTTGAAATATTTATACGCCGTAAGAATGTCGCCCCCGTCGCGGCGGATCAGCACATAGGCCCGGACTCTCTGCACCGCGCCCTTCGGGTCCGGGTTCTGTATGGTAACCGCGCCCAGTCCGACCGTGACCAGCGTCCGGGTCCCGGCCACCTCCGGCCACCCGGCCAGTTCGTTCGGGTCCAGTTCGCCCTCGAACGCCACCGTCCCGTCCGCCTCCTGTCGTCCGTCATCCGTCCTCTGTATTTCCGCACACCCCCCCCCGATCACAACCATCAGCACGCCGAAGGCTATCGCCAGCCATACAAGCCAGGTATCCTTGATGTACGCTTTCATCGCTCTTCTCCTCCTTGCCCTTTCCCCCTTTTGCAAAGGGGGACTGAGGGGGATTTCCTTTGGCCTGCCGCAAGGCGGCTTAGTAAATCCACGCCACCTCGGGGTCCTTTGCCCGGTCGATGTCGATATGGATAAACTCCCGCCCGATCCCGATCCTGTGAATGCCCAGCCGGATCGCGGCCGAAATCACACGGAACCGCGTCCTTGAATCCGGCGCGGCGATATCCTCGGCCAGGCCCTTCAGATGGCTCGACGTTCTTGAGCCGCCCACGGCCCGGTTGTGCAGCTTGCACCGGTACCCGGATGTGATTTGCAGCGTCTGCCCGGCCATCGCCTCCATCAGCTTGTGCAGCATGGGCATGCGCGGGTCGATAAAATTCACCCCGCAGCACGGGCACTGATACCGTTCGTCCGGGATATATGTTTTCTCGTCGGTCACATCTGCCCCGTTTATAGTCGGCCGCGCGGGCTCGCCCGGCCCAAAAAAAAGGCCCACTACGAGTATCGTAGCGGGCCTCCAAGGGCCTGAATCACACCGGCTCCGCTTTTGAAGCTGCCCCTCTAAGGGGGTCTCGGCGTCAGATTTTTACCAGTTTCAGATATTTTCTCCCTTTTGTCAACACTTTTCGCACATGTTGTGCCGTGACGAACACCACACCGCAAGATCCGGGGCACTTCGCGACGATCGACCAGTCCCTTTCCGGCACCCCTCCCTGCCAGTCGAACACCCGTTTTCCGCATATCGGGCACGGGATCTGCACCCCGCTATTTTTCGCCTGCCTTAGCATCTAACTTGAATGTCCCCCTGAAACGAGAGGGTCCAGGTTCAAACTCCCCATAGGTCCCGCCCGTGAATTTTTCTATCGGTTCATTTGTTAGCTCGAATGTCTCCGCCTTGATGCCGTCTAAGTGGTCTTTAATTAAACCGGTTTTTGCCTCCGTCATGCCCATAAATTGGACAATGCCGTAGCTGTCGACACTTTCGATAATAGCGACCCCAAACAAACATCTTGACTCATCTGTCGGGGCATAAACCTTTATTTTTTCATTCTTTTTCATATTCAACCACCTCCCTTACCAGTGAGAACACCACACCAGCGTAAAAATCGCAACAAGAATTCTCTGGAAATTGATTTTCATAAATACTCAAGCCGCCGAGGGTGAAACGGTTCCGTTTTCGCTTGCCCGTCCAGCCTGACAAGCAGGACCGGCCATTTGCTTCCTGTGATCCAGCCCTTTTTTCCGTTTTTGATGACGCAGACCCTCCCTCCACGTTTGGCAGGCACATTGTAATGCGCCCGAATCAAGTCCATCGTATTTCTGATTGCCATCACCACCCCCTGAGCCGTTTCAGCGACCTGCTGTTGTCATGCCGATCGCAGATAAAGTGCGGCAGAATCCGGTATGCCCGGCCCGGCTTCAAGCCCATGATCCGGCACCGGCCCTCCCGCTTTTCCGCGTCCTTCACCGGCACGTAGTAATTGCACTCCGAGCAGCTATGCGCCGTCGTCCCCCGCCGGTAATTCAGCTCTTTTTTCTTTTTCAAAAGCGGTACGCCCATTTTAAACCCAATTCAAAATTAAGAATTTAAAATTAAAAATTATTATCGCCCCCGCCGAGCCTCTCCACCTCTCTCTGAAACTCCCGCGCCTTTGCAAGCACCGCCGCCACCTGGCTTTTCGGCAGCAGCACGCTCCCGAACCGGTCGCCGATTTTTCTCAAATCATCTGCAAATTTATCCGGGTTCCCGGTCATTTTTTCCAGAAGCGCGATCACGATGTCCGTCGCCATCGGCTGCCGCCCCCTGGGTTTGATGTATCCGGTAAACCCGCTCTTGTCCTCCAGCTCGTCGAACGCGAATGCCAACTGCTCCACGCTCTCCAGGAGCACCCGCTTTCTCCCGCACGACGCCTTGACCAGGCCCGTCAGCCCCCTTTTGCGGAACGTCTCGTAAAACTCCGCCGCCTCGGCCTCGTCCGCGGCGATCCAGTACCCGCCGCCGCCCCCCGCCTTGCTCAGGATCGGGATCTTGTCGTGATACCGGAGCAGGTGGTTGTGCATCTTCCGGACCTCGCGCATCCACCCGGCCACCACCCCGTCCTTGAGCGGCGCGGTCCCGGTCATCAGCTTGGCGAACTTCCGGGCCAGCTTTTTCGCAGGTATCGCTTTTTTGCGGCCCACATGGTCCTCCCATAAGATCCCCACGAACCGGCCCTCCGCCCGCGTCAGGCAGGCGTTGTGCCGCCCCG